TGATAGACTTTATTCAAGAAAATCAAAAATTAAGTGACTTACTCTATGAGCTCAGAGGCTATTAGTTAATATCATGAAAGATGTAAAACTTCATTGATTATTATTGAAATAAGGCGACATCATGAAAATTATGTCGCTTTTTTTTGTATTCTATTACCTACACGGATAATTTTGTAACAGGTTATTCGTTTCGTAGTTCGTTTGGGTATGGCATATAATAATAGGAACACATTATTACGTATGGTGGAGATTCAGAATCTGGTTCTGGAACGCAAACGGCATGGCATAACGCAACTACATGTATACGAAACAGAGGTCTATCCGAAATACTATATATCCTACGCCACATTTAATAGGTATCTTTCCTATCCGGCCAAGTACGAACTAAAACATGGCCGGAGGAAAGAAGAAGACAAACGGCAATTGTCGCTATTCTAGGATAGCCGACGTCGTAAAATCGACGAACGTAATAAGGAAACCTTTATACTTATGATAGTGTTGCCATCCTGAAGGTACCAGACTAGTTGTTTTACTTTGCCGCATACGTAGTTGTTTCCCGTTCAACGTATCCAGAACCTGTTCGGCAATTGCTTCGTGTTCCTGAATAATATCGTCGGATATGGAACTATCCTGCCCGGATACAACAGCGCTGGCGATATGGATACGTAAAGCCGCATTCGCTTTACAGGCTGTCCCGGCTATTTGATCGAGCGGGATGCGTTCGGGAAATTCCACATAAGCGATCGGAGAAACGTAAATTGTTCCTTCATACTGCGCGTTATACCATTGGACGGCTTTCAGTTCAGAGATAGTCTTCAATTCTTCTCTGACAGATGTAAATGTTTCGTAAAGCATAATCAGAATTTTTTAATGAGTTTATCTATTTCTTTTTCTAATTTAGTCTGTATCTTTTGCTCCAGTTTTTCGGATGGACCAATAAACTGACGTTGGGGCATGGTGAAGCCGGGAGGACGACCGGCACGCAGACCGTCGTTGTGTACCTGTGCATAGGGCTTATCGACAACGATCGTTACTTTGCCGGGAGCCAGTTCGCTTGTGATGCTGTTTGCCATGTGCGTACCTTTTGTGTCGCTGGCATGCGAGATCAGGAGGGCACGGCCTTCGTTTTTGGCTTTCCATTTCTCCAGCGTCTTACCGGTGATCTGTTTGCCATTTTTCCGCCGTGGAATCTTCCGGGCAGGCCATTTCACCAAGTTTTTATCAGTAAATCCCTGATAGACGAAACTGTTTTGGAAGTGGTTCAGGGCTTCCGTCTCGACGATCCGGAGGGCATCATCCTGGATGAACTTTTGGAAAGCGCTGATCAATGCCTCTGAAGGACCTGTTAAATTTTCGTTCATTTGTTTGATTTTAAAGTTTATACTTGTATCTTTGTGACATGTCCTAGTAATGGGAAGCAAGGTAGGTGTTACGCTTCGGGCGGCTCGTATCGGTCCGCCCCGGCAGCAATGTCGGGGCGATGTATTTTCAGAGAGTGTGTATTGTCTTTTCCTCACCTGTGACAAAATAACGAACCTTAATATTCATCTTCTTCAGAAGACCGAACTCACGGCGCACTTCGTCAGTCATGGTATCAACCTGGAATAGGACTTCTTTGGCTCCCTGCTTCTTAACGGCTTTTACCGCATGACGGACAATATTGTTGTGACTGGATACCCGTTTCAGATCGGCTGGCAATCCGTTGATCGTTACGTCCGGAGAACTTACACCGGGTTGTTCTGGTAGGTGTTCGATCCGATATCCGCTACGGGCAAAAACCTGGCACATTTCTAGTTCCTTTTCATACTTCTTCCTCTCGTTTTTATTGATCTCACCTGCTTCTTTACGCGCCTGATGCGTAGCCAGGAAACCTCCGTTACTACCATTGAAGTAGTCTTTCTCCCATTCCGTGCCTAAAGCCACGTATTCATCCCATGACTTCCGTATATCTTCCGCCGGGCTGATATTTTGCCGTACAAAGGCATATAGACGGTCTATTTCTTTTTCCGTCAGGCCTTTATAATAAGGATGGGATAGATCGAATATCTGTGCCGTCTTACCGACATTTACCTGGAACATGTCAGGTACTACCGGCACGCCTGGCGGCATGCGGACGGGATCGTCGGTCGGTTGGACACTGCAACGGCAGTTCCAATCATTGGGCGGATAATATTTATTCCAGAATGGATGATCGATCGGGATTACATAACCGTGTAGTTCGGCATGGCTATGACGGGTACGTTCGTCTTGTACGGCGATGTAACGGAGGTTCGGATATAGGTCGGCGTTACGTTCGTAATCCTGCCACTTGCGCGCGGCTTTGGCGGCGGCATGCGCCTGGTTAAATTCCGTCTGTAACCAACGTTGGTTATATTTCTCGCAAACACGCATGGCATCCCGACGAAACTCTTCCCAGGTCTTTGCTGTACCGTCATCATTTACTAACAGCTTATGAATGTCCTTAATTTCGCGATTGCACTTGAAGGCGTCGAATACGGCGGTATTGTACCGGAGATTTTGGTAAAATGCCCAGTCGGTTCCGCCCCATTCGACACCGGTTTTACCGTAACCTTCAGACAAAGCGTCCGACATTTGTTTATATTCATGTTCCCATACTTCCGGGGAGACGTCAGTCAGACGTTTGGTCTTGAATAGCCGGTTCAGCATGAAGTCAACGATGTTTTCGCTGAAATCAATATCCCGATGTCCGGCCAGGGACAGGAACGGGATCAGGCTGCCTACATACTCATAAGCCAGCCGGGAAGCCGGTCGGAGTTTTTTTTTTCGGCGTCTTTCTCCGGGTCTTCCGGTTTATTGGGTTGTTTTGGAGTATCTGAGTTACCTTCGGCTTTACGTCTCAATACAGGGAAACTAAAAGATGTTTTGTCGGTGATCGGATAACCGTGATATTGCAAGAAAGGCAGGAGTTTGTAGTTGACAATATCCTGAATGCGCTTCAGGCGGGCTTCAGTGAATTTATCCAGGACACGTTCATGCACTTCAGCGGCGCCGACAAAGGATTTTTCATCACTGGTGCCGGTTTGGCCATTCATGAGTTTAGCAATCTGGTCGTCACAAAAGTTGGCCATATCTTTATAATTTTCTGCGCTGGCACGGGTTGCCGTAGGATAAACAGTAATCTGATCACCGGTTTTACCAATGATATATTTATTGTTTCCGAAGTTTTCCGCCATCTTCTGGGCTTCATCCACTTCTTTGTCATCATCGGCATCTACTATCACACTCAGGAACGGCATGCCATAACGTTCATTATATTCACTCCAATCGCTTCGGGCGAATGTTTTCCAAATCACTTCTTTGGATACACTTTCCAGTTTACCGGCTTTTTCCGCGTCTCCCAGTTCGAGTAAAAAGAAGTCGTACTCTTTCCCGTCATATAGAATACCTTCCCGATCGGTTGGATTAATCACAATCATTTTTTCAAAAGGACGTACGTGCTTACGGGGAAATATCTTTACATCGGTAAATTCACCCTTTTCGTCCTGCTCCTGAAACTCGGCTAATGTGTATTCCCAGAAATCCGTATACATTGCTATGGTAATGAAATGAGTAAACCAAGGCCGTTCAAAAAGCTTGGTTTTCTCTTTGTTGATCGTTTCGCCTTCCAGCACTTCGAACGGTTCTGTGATCAGGTATGACTCTGCTTTCTCACGTTCAGCAATCACCTGGCTGTCTTTCCAGGCATTTTCGTAGATAGTCAACAGATCGACACGATCCGGATTGATGGGATCAAGGGCATATTCTACTGCTTTAGTGAGGTTACCCATTTCCATTTTGATACGGTCGACGGGCTGGCGTTCCAACGTACCTGATTGGCGGACACGTTTCTTGCCTTTTACAGCGTCTGAAATATTCTTTATAATAGTTGATACCTTCATATATATTAAAGTTTAAATTTCGGAAGTTTAAACAGCGTTTAAACGGTCTCACTCAAAAGGGTTATGAGTACGTCGCGGAGATGATCCCCAGCGGAAGCGAGTTTTCTGTTTCCCGTCGGTCGAAACAAGCGGGATCAATGTTGTCGAACCCCTGCCTGATGCGATATTGATAATTTCTTTCCGGGCATCATCATAATTCTTTGCCACGCGCTCCGGAATTTCTGTATCAGGAACTGTATTATGAAGAAAGTAAACCGACAGGGAAAGCATCCAGCGAACAAGCGTTGAATTGCGATTCTTATCTGTTTTAGAGAATTCTATACGCATATTATAGCGTGAAGCCAGGTTATCACAAATGAAACCATAGGCCATATTTTCGGCATCGACCAGTTTCTGGTCGTCCCCTTCCAACAGCATATTCAATAGTTGCTGGTTGATAAAACTTTTGTAATCTGATTGTTGTAGAAAATCCATTGTTATCCCCTCCTCGCTGAATTATGTTTATATCGTCCCATGCGGGTTGTTGTTTTATGTCCTAACGACGGTTTGTTAAGTTTATAGACACCGCCTTCTACGGCGTCGGGGCCATCATCATGTTCTGCATCCGGGAAGCCTAAGAACTGGTTCCTTACTTCTTGCATGTCCGGACTATGTTTTTCCGCCCGGTTGAAACGAAGCAAGCCGCGTTCGGCGTAGGCAGAAAGGTCTTCTACACGTTCTGTCTTTTCCGGTTTCTTACGTTTGTCGCCACGAATCGCGATGCTGTAACCACGCCGATCGGCTTCTTCATCATACTTCTTCAGGTGGATATCCTGTATGAAATTGGCCTCCATCCAGTGCGGACAGGTTTTGTTTTCCGGCACTTCTTCGGCCAGGTCATAATGTCCGCGAACCATTTCGGGGGTAGTACACTGACGGCAAAAAGCCTTATAGATATCGAAATACTTACCATTCTTACCGATCAGGACAATGGCCTTAAAGTCATTTCTCTTCGTCTCCTTATAGGATGGATCGCAATAGGTAATAAGCTTTTCGCAGTTCTGAATAGGCGGTAAGTCCGCCCAGGGAAGATGTTCTTCGCGAAAGACGCGGCCAATAACGATATGTTGGTGGAAGAGTTCGCGAAGACCGATACGCCGGCCCATTGTATCCATTTTCTCCAGGATATCTTCACGGGAGTAGTTTTCTTTCCAGGCGGGAACACCTTTCTCTGACAGGTCCATTTCATGGGTTCGCGGATTTTCAAGTGCATAAACTTTGACCTGGGTGATTGTTTCTTTCTTGGGATCGCCTTCTTCCACGTCTCCGACGATATGAGCCAGAATACTTTTTTTGTGTATCCTGTTTCCTACAACTACAAAACGACTGCCCTTAATAGGCGAACAACCGAATAAATCACCCATTACCCAGTCTTCCGCCTCGGTTACACGTTTTTCGTTTTTACATATTTCGGCGTCGTCGATATCATCTACAATAATCAGATTAGGGCGATTAGCCGCTTCACGGGCACCACGGGGAGACTGGCCGCGTCCAAACGCCCAGAAGCCGATACCGTCGTTTGTTACGAAATGTCCGGTGTCCCATTTACCTGATTTATATTGAGGGCCGTAATCGGCTTTATAACGTTCGTTGAACATTAACTGTTCCTGAAGGTCAGACAGTAATCCATTGGCTTTGTTTTCATTCGCTGAAGCAATAATAACTCCGGAGAGTTTACCTAACGCTTTCAGGTACATGGGAACAAAGAGGTCCATAACTACCGATTTTGCATGTTCGCGCGGCCATTCACAAACCAGGTTGATTTTTTCTTTCTCAACCAATAATTTAACAGCCTTTTTATGGAACCAACCAAATTCAGCCTTGGCATATTTGGGAAAGTAGTATTTACAGAACTTATAAAAGTCCTTTTTCAAACCGTCAATACGTTTTGTTCTCTGTTTCTCAGTCTCGTTCTCAATAGGCTGTTCACGAATGGTTTCCTGCATTTCTGCCAGCCATTCATTGTATTCGCGCTGTTCTTTGGGAGTCAGATTTCGTTCCAGGCTCATTGTGTACCTCCCCTCTGTTCGTTAAGGAAATCATTCAATGCCGGTGCCACCTCGCGGGCCAGCGTTGGATAGTTGTCTTTCATAAACTTATTGATAAGGCGTACGATACGCACAAGCGTTGTCCAGTCAGCTTCTTTCACCTTGATCATATTGAACAGGTCGCGGGCACCGTCAATGTCACCTTTTCCGATCAGGCGCGGTTCTCCGCCTTCCTTCTCCGCTTTGATATACTGTTCCTTCAGTTTGCGGAGTGTTGCCAGTTGATAACGTACCAGGTCGCGGGTGTCTTCGTGGATCGTTTGCATGGCCATCAGGTCTTCAGTGGCTTTCTGATCCCAGGCGCCGTCCTTCTTCCAGCGCGTGATCGTCTGTTCGGAGCGTTGCAGGATTCGGGCGATCTCCTGCTGGGGAACGCCCTCTTTAAATAGAATGTAAGCAGCTTCTTTATCGTTCATATCGCGTACTTTTTTGAGGCAAAGGTGCCGGAAGTCAAGTCGGGAAAAAAGCAAAGTTCCAAGGTTGATAATAAAAGTTATCATCCT